CTCAGTTCTATATCCGAAAGCCCGAACCAGCCCGAACTGGCTAGGACTGGCGGTGATCAGCCGCGATTGGAAACGGTTGTGCCTGATGGGCTGGGATCGTTTGGGACGGATCTGGGGGGCTGGGCTAGGGACATTCTGGGCATTGAGTTGATGCCCTGGCAAATGCGCGCTTTGACTGGTCAGTTAGTTCATGATGATGAATTGAATTTGCATAACCGTATTTCGTTGGTTTCTACTGCCCGCCAGAACGGAAAGACGGTGGCGCTCATGACGTTGGTGGGTTGGTGGCTAACAAAAATGCCAATCATCAGAGGGAAAAAACAGTTGGTGCTTTCTACGGCTCACAGGTTGGATTTGGCGGTGATGTTGTTTGATGAATTGGCCCCAATTCTTGAAGCCAAATTTGGTGCAAAGGTTTCCCATTCGTATGGGCGTAATAGCGTGACAATGCCTGATGGTTCCCGCTGGTTTGTGCGCGCTGCTGGTCCGTCCGTTGGTCACGGCACCAGCCCAAACCTGATCGTGGCTGATGAAATTTGGGACATAGGTGAAGCCATTGACGGCGGTTTATTGCCAGCGATGCGCGCCCAAAAATCGCCGTTGCTTTCTATGTGGTCAACTGCTGGCACAGAAAATTCGCGCGCAATGTTGAAATGGCGTGAACAGGGTTTGAGAATGATTGACCAACAGAAAACAGGAAACCTGTATTTTGCGGAATGGTCACCACCACCAGACCTAGACCCAATGAACCCTGCCGCCTGGTCATGGGGAAACCCCGCGCTAGGTCACACGTTGACAATGGACACCATCACAGCGGAAAGTGAAAACCCTGACAGAACCCAATTTTTGCGCGCGTCCTGCAACCTGTGGGTGGCATCAGATCAGGGTTGGCTAACACCAGGGTTGTGGCCTGCTTTGACATATGACGGGGATTTACCTGAAGGCGGAACCGTAGCCATTGAAAACAGCGTGGACGAAACCCGATATTTTGGTTTGCGCGCCGTAGCACTACCTGACGGACGTACCGCAATAACCGTTGAATTTATGGTGGACACCTATGCCCAGGTCATGGAATACGTTGAACAATTAGCCAAAAACCCTGCAATCAAATTTGCTATCACCCCGTCAATAGATTTGCATTGGCCGTTGCATTTAGAACGCCGAAAAGTCATTGTTGGCTACGGCGAAATTTTGAAATGGACAGATCCTGTACGGCAGATGATCCGCCAAAAACTGTTGGTGCATACAGGCGAAACCATGCTGGCTGAACATATCCAGCGCGCCGTTGCTGTCCGTTCACAAGGATCAATTGCGCTTTCGTCACAACGATCTAGTGGCCCAATTGAATTGGCGCGCCTAGCAGTCTTTGCAGCTGCTTTGACCAGCAAACCAAAAACAGGTGGCAAACCCATGATGGTTGTTTCAAATGGCTAATATTGAAACGGCGCTGGGCTATGCCTTCACCTTCTGTCGGGTTTCGTTTAGCCCAGTGCCACATATATTTCCCCATTGTGTGTAATGCTTGACATATGGGTATTTTGAGCCGTAACAAACAATCCGCTATTTCAACGCACGTTGGTGAACCAGCAGTAGCAGGCGGATTTGCCCCAGGCTATTCATCGTCCAATGTTGGCGTAAACATGATCGGCCAGTACTACACCTACCGTGAAGGCGAACAAAGAAATTTGGCGGTGTCCATTCCAACTTTGAATAGGGCAGTAGATATTTTCAAATCGGTAATTGGATCAATGCCATTGAAAATGTACAACGAAATGTGGAACGGCGATGAAATGGAAAAGGTGTACATCGCGCCACGTTCATGGTTACGCCGTCCAGACCCAACAGTTTCGTTCCAATTTTTGATGTCGTGGACACTTGACGATTTGATGTTTTTCGGGCGCGCATTTTGGTACATCACCAGCCGAACCGCTGATGGTTACCCTGCAACATTCACACGTTTGCCAGCAGGATCAGTTACCACAACAGACATGGCTGGGCCTGTTTGGTTTGCACCATCAACACAGGTTTATTTTCAAGGTGGAGAACTAGACCCAGCGAACCTTGTGCAATTTCTTTCACCATCACAGGGCATTATTTATTCATCACAAAGCGCAATTGAAACAGCTTTGAAAATTGAAGCAGCTAGAAACCGTAACGCCTCATCATCAATTCCTGCTGGCATATTGCGCCAAACCGAAAACAGCGAACCACTAAGCGCACAAGAACTTTCAGACCTTGCAGCACAATTCAACGCGGCGCGCGCAACAAATCAAACAGCAGCATTGAACCAGTATTTGACCTACACAGAAACCAACGCAACACCTGACAAAATGCTATTGATTGACAGCGCCCAATATTCGGCACTTGAAATGGCGCGCGTTGCAAACGTTCCACCATATTTAGTTGGTGTGGCAACAGGGGCATATTCATATCAATCCAGCCAGCAGGCCCGCGCTGACGCATATTTGTTCGGGGTCAAGTTATACGCAGATGCCATAGTTGGTGCGCTTTCAATGGATAATGTTTTACCGCGCGGAACATATGTTGAATTTGATGCAGATGAATATTTAGAGGAAAATTTTATGGCAGACAGAATGGACAACACAGAAACCGTTATTGAGGAAAACACACAAGAGGAGTTAGCAAACCGATGATCAAACTAATTGCAGGTGAATTCACGCTAGACGCAGCGCAAGGCGAACAGCCGCGCCGTTCAATTTCTGGAACCGCGGTTCCCTATAACGTTCCCGCCCGCGTAAGCGATGGAACAGAGGTTATTTTTCGCCCTGGTTCCCTGCCTGTTGAAGGCAAGGCCCCGCGCTTGTTCATGTACCACGATGCCTCAATGCCAGTAGGCGTGGTCACAGAACGCGTGGACACCGAACAGGGAATGATGTTTACAGCAAAAATCAGCGCCACCACATTGGGCAATGACGCGCTAGTAATGGCTGCAGACGGCACCATTGACCAGGTCAGCGTTGGCGTAAACCCAACCAAATTTTCCTACGATGAAGCAGGAACCATGATTATTGAAGCAGCCGAATGGCAGGAACTAAGCCTGGTTCCAATTGGCGCGTTTGGTGACATGGCTAACATCTCACAAGTGGCGGCAAGTATCCACCATGAGCCAGAGGAAATCAGCAATACTGAAACACAGGAACCGATTGAAAAGGAAACAGAAATGTCCGAACCAGTAGCACCAGCAGTTGAAGCAACTATCCCAACCGCGCCAATTTTCGCACAAGCCAAAAAAGAATTTGCATTGCCATCAGCTGGCGAATACATGGCCGCTTACCACATCGGTGGCGACACGTTTGCAAACATCAACAAGGCTGTTGCTGATTACACGGCATCAAAGAAAACAGCATTGCAAGCAGCCGCTGGTGACGTACTCACCACCGACACCCCAGGTTTGCTACCTGTTCCAGTCTTAGGGCCATTGGTTCAAGATCTCAATTTTATTCGTCCAGTAGTTGAAGCATTGGGCGCGCGCGCTTACCCAGACAACGGTCAGCAAAAAACCTTTGTTCGTCCAACCATCACCACGCACACAGATGTTGGAACACAGTCAACTGAATTGTCACAAGTAACCGCCCGCACAATGGTTATTGCGTCAAACACGGTTACAAAAACCACGTTGGCTGGTCAAGTAACTTTGAGCGCACAGGACATTTCGTTCACTAGTCCCGAAGCCATGTCGCTAATCCTCAATGACTTGATGGGCGAATACATGATCGCATCGGACAATTTTGCAGCAGATAACTTGCTTACCGCAGCAAACGCATCTGGCGTCTGGGACGGAACTGTTGCTGACTTGCTCAAGTCTGTTTATGACAGCGCAGTTGACATTTCAACAAACCGCAACTTCACACCAACCCACATGTTTGTTTCACCAGACGTTTGGGGCCAGATGGGTCAGTTGGCAGACACCACAGGCCGCCCTGTGTTCCCATTCATCGGTGCAGGCCTCACAGGTCAAAACGCATTGGGTGGCGGAAACGCAACTTCATGGAACGGCAACCCATTGGGTCTGCAATTGGTAGTTGACAGCAACTTTGCTGCAAAAACCATGATTATCACCCGCGTAGGTCAGGGATCAGGCGATGCCTTTGAATTCTATGAAAGTATCCGTGGCCTGCAAAGCCTGGAGAACCCAGCAATTTTGGGACGCACCATGAGTTTCCACGGTTTCGTTTCAACCTTTGCAGCAATTGGTGGAATGATCCGCAAGATCACCCAGGCTTAGTAGAAAGGCGGCCTAACCGCCATGGCTACTTACACAATCACCAACAAATATTTGGTTGACAATTACGCAGTTCTGCAATTACTCACCCCCAATGAAATTGCAGTCGGCCAGTCAATCACCGTGGCAGGTGTTGATGCAACGTTCAACGGTACCTATTCCGTTTATGCGTTGCCTCAATATCTGTTCATGGGTGTGGACACCGAAGGCGATTTGATATTTGACTATCAGATCCCAATTGAAAATCAAGTGTTGTTTGCAAAAACCGCTAGCGATGTTATTCGCACAGCGTCAACAGGCACCATTGCATACAACCCTGTTTGCACATGGATTACGGCAGGAAACATTGAGGATTGGTTAGGCATCGGTACAGCTACCGCAGCAGACACCACGTTTCTAACCCAATGTGCAGCAGCTGCTAACGCTTTTTGTTATCGCAGACGGCAAGAGGCAGGTTACATTGACAGCCTCACCACCAGCCCATCAGGTGACGTAACGCTGGGGACAATTCAATATGGTGGCGCGTTATATAGGCAACGTGGCAGCATTGATGTTTTTGCATCGTTTAGCGAAATGGGAACAGCACCAACCACAGGCCTTTCCCCAATCATCAAACAGTTGCTAGGGATTTCACGCCCGCAGGTGGCCTAATGCCTGTTGCATATACAGACCTATTCAATGAGGCGTTGGACGATCTAAAAACGAAATTGGAAACCATCACAGGTTTGCAAGTGGTCACAGATCCCAGAAACCTGGTTCCACCCTGTGCGTTTATTGGGGCCTGCTCATTTGAGGCGTGGAACTACAACATCGTCAAAATCAGTTGGCCAGTACAAATCATTTCAATGGGGCCAGCAAACCTGGACGCAATGCGAAATTTACTAAACCTCACAGCGTTGGTATTGGGCGGTGTTGGATCAGTTACCGCAGGCCGTCCAACTACTGTTGACATTGGTGGCGTAATGCTGCCTTGCTATGAATTGACCATTGAACAGCAGGCACAAACAGCATGAAATTTGTGATTATTTCCCCACGTTTAGGAACACCAGGTGATGAATTTGACGCGGGTGATGACAACGTGGACCACCTTTTGGCTGGCGGGTTTATTAGACAATCCACCGACAAGACACCAAAACCATCTAAAGTAAAAACCAAACCGAAGGAGTAGAAACGCCATGCCTACCAGCACCCAACTCAGTAACCCAAAAGTCGCAATTGGTGCAGCTATTGGATCCCTTGTTGACCTAACCGATCAAACCAGCGCTGCAACACTTACGCGCACAGTGGAAGCGTTAGAGGACACCGCATTTGGAACAGGATCACGCACCTATACGGGCGGATTGGAAAACAATGAATTGACCGTGACCATGTATATGTCCTATGCGGCAACCGAAACTTACGCGTCATTATCAGCGTTAGTTGGAACCAAATGTGTTGTAAAAGTAAACCCTGCCTACGGATCAGGTGACAGCGCTACCAATCCTGGTTTTATTTTGACTGACACTTATTTGGAAAGCCTGCCTGTTATCAATGCGTCATTAGGTGAATTAGCAACGGTGGATTTGACATTTACAGGTGGCGTTTACAGCGTTGACACGACAGCCTAAATTTCAATAACACAAACTAGACGGAAGGATTGAAATGAAAATCAAACTACGCGTAACCCTCAACGAAAACACCCCACCGCGTGAAGTCACCACAAACCTATTGGTGATCAGCGAATGGGAAAAATCGGAAAACCGCAAAGTATCAGACGGGCGTGGCATAGGTGTGAATGACATGGTTTGCTGGGCGTTCCATTTATACAAATTGGCTGGCGAAACAATGCCACCAACATGGTCTGAATGGCTAAAACAAAACCCCAACATGGACATTGAAGCGGTGGACACAACAAACCCAAACCCTACGGACGCGGCACCTACCGCCGCCAATTAGCCGAAGTTTTAGTGGCTGTCGGTTGGTGGCCGCCACACATTGAATTTGACACCCAGGATTTGCAAACAGTCATTACTGTGTTGAATAAGCAAAACAAGGGAAAACGATGAGCGCCACCGCACAAATTGAGGTTTACGGATTGAAAGAGGCGTTGAAAGAATTACGCCAGGTGGAACCTGATTTCCGAAAGATCGTAAACAAGGAAGCCAAAGACCTAGCAAAACCAGCGGTGGACGATGCAAAGGCTGCCTATCCGCCACGTTTACTTTCTGGTATGGAACGCGCATGGACACAACGCGGCAACCCTAAATTCCCGTACAGCCAACAGAAAGCCCAGCGCGGTGTTGCTGTCAAAGTAGATACCAGCAAACGCAATTCCAGCGTAATCAGCATTATTCAAAAAGATCCTGCAGCCGCCATCATTGATATGGCAGGCAAAAAAGGTGGATCCAATGCCCAGGGCGCACGTTTCATTTCAGCCCTGACATTGCAATTTGGCTTACCGTCACGCGTTATGTGGCCTGCATATGACCGCAATGCGCGCGCCGTTGAACAAAACATGGTTGAATTGGTTGAACGCGTAATGGACGCTGTCAATAGAAATCTGGTGATGTAATGGCAATCAAAATTCCGATCATTAGCGAATTTGACAGCAAGGGCCTAGACCGCGCAAAAAAGGAATTTCAAAGCCTTGAAGGCGTAGGCGCTAAAACAGGTTATGCAATCAAAAAAGCCGCTGTCCCTGCAGCTGCTGCCATTGGGGCATTAGGTTTTGCGTTAGGTAAAGCCACCCAGGCCGCCATTGATGATCAGGCTGCACAGGTTGAATTGGCGCGCACATTGTCAATATCGGCTAGCGCTACTGATGCACAGGTTGCTGCAACCGAAACCATGATTTCCAAAATGGCTATGGCAAGCGGTATTGCTGACGATGAACTACGCCCAGCATTAGCCAGCCTGGTACGCGGAACTAAAGACATAAGCAAAGCACAAGAAGGTTTAGCGCTGGCAATGGACATTTCCACAGCCACAGGAAAAGATTTAGGCACAGTTTCAGATGCCCTATCAAAAGCGTATGCAGGAAACTATAAAGGCCTAAAAGCGCTATCCCCAGAAATGGCAGCCCTAATCAAAGACGGTGCAGACCTAAACCAAATCATGGACGTTTTGGGCGGAACATTTGGTGGGGCCACCGCTAAATCCGCAGGCACCGCCGCAGGGCAAATGAAAATCCTGAAACTATCAATTAGCGAAACCACAGAAAGCATTGGCGCTGCCCTATTGCCAGTAGTTGAGGCTGTGTTACCAATCATAAATAAATTTGCTAAATGGGCGCAAGACAACCCCAAAGTGTTTTTGGCTATTGCCGCCGCCATTGGCGTGGTAGCAGCTGCCATTGTTGCAACAAACATTGCTATGGCACTCAACCCATTCAGCCTCATCGCTGCAGGCGTTGCATTGCTTATAGCCGCATTAGTTGCTGCCTACGCAAAATTTGAATGGTTCAAAACAGGTGTCAACGGCATCATCAATATTATTTTAGGCGCATTTGAAAACATGGTAAACGGTGCCATCATGGCCGTCAACGCCATCATCAGGGCATATAACGCAATCCCAATTTTGAGCAACGTGGCAACAATCAATCATGTTGATATGCCAACAGTTGGCGCGCCAGCAGCAGCAAAACCAACCGCAGGCCGTAACGGCATACCACGTTTTGCAGAGGGCGGCATTGTCACACAGCCTCTGATCGGAATGATAGGTGAGGCGGGACCAGAAGCCATTATCCCGCTTAGCAAAATGGGCGATATGGGCGGCGGTATCACAGTCAACGTAAACGGTGGATTGGCAACCAGCGCTGAAATTGGTCAAGCCATTGTCAACGCAATACGCGCCTACAACCGCAGCGCAGGCCCAGCAAACATTCAGGTGGCGTAATGCCAGGCGTAGCAGTAATTGACAGCGGCAACTATGACCTACAGGTAGCCACAGGGTTTTCCGTCAATGCGTTCACACTTGATGATCCAATACGCGGGGTATTAGACAGCACCTATTTGTTAGATGGTGAGGGCGAATATGCCACCGTTATGTCAGGCTGTATTGGCATATCAGTCAAACGCGGTAGGCGTGATATTGGTGACCAGTTCAGCGCTGGCACAATGTCATTTACTTTGAATGACACATTGGCTGATGGTGTGTTCAACCCATTTGATGAAAACAGCCCGTATTACGACACCGCTGAAGCAAAGCCAGGATTGGCACCTATGCGCCAGGTCAGGTTGATCCGCTACGACACAACCGATACAGCACAGTTTTTGTTTCAGGGTTACATCGTCAACTATGACTACAACTTTGCATTAGGCGGTTTAGACACAGTCACCGTTTACTGTGCAGACCAGTTCTATCTGTTAGCGCAAACCTATTTAGACGAATTCAACCCGTCAGCAGAACTATCAGGTGCGCGAATTGAAACCGTATTAGATCTGCCAGAAGTAGATTTCCCAGCGTTAGACCGTGACATTTCCACAGGCACCGTTCAACTAGGACACGACAGCCACTACACGGTCCCTGCAGGAACAAACGTTTTGCAATATATCAGCCAAATCAACAGCACCGCAGAATTTGGCCGCCTGTTCATGAGCGCCGAAGGCAAACTAACATTCCAGGACAGGATCGGAAACACCCTTTCAGGCAGCGTTGCAGATTTCCATGACGATGGAACAAACATTCCCTACAACGGCGTTGGTATCAGTTTTGAGGCTGACGCAGTAATAAACCGCGCGGTAGTCACAGGCCTAAACGGCAACAGCGCAACAGCCACAGACGCAGGATCCATTGCCACTTATTTCATTCAAACAAATAGCATTACAAACAGCCTGCTACACCAACAGGCAGATATAGATACAGCAGCTAGTTACCTATTGAACGCTGAACCAGAGGCCAGATATACCAGCGTTGAAACCGACTTCCTAATGTTGACTACGGCCCAACGGGACACAGTCGCAACCATAGAAATTGGTGACACAATCACCGTTGAAAAAACGTTCCCTAGCGGTGCTGGTACTACTGAACTAGCCCAGGAACTATCTGTGGAAGGCATTGAACACACCATCAGCGTGGCATCAGGTCACCATATAATGCTGTCAACAGCCCCAACAACCATTATCTATGAACTAATACTGAACAATACAACCTATGGCACATTAGATGGCCTGAATGTTTTAGGATAGGAGACACTATGGCAACGCCCCCAGTATTCACCGCAGGTCAGGTATTGACCGCTGCGCAAATGAACCAAGTCGGGTTATGGGAAGTTTACCCTCAAACCGCTGTAACTGCCGTTAGCACTATTACGCGTGACGGTGTTTTTACTAGCGATTTTACAAATTATTTGCTTATTGTTACGGGAACAACAACAGCAAGTGCCAACATTCAAATGCAATTTAGGGTTGGTGGCGTAACTGCCGCAACTAATTACAACGCACAATTTTTGTACCTGTCAAGCACAACAGTTTCAGCGTCAAGGGCTACTGGTGGAACAAGTCAAGCAATCGGAACTTTAGGACCATCAAACAACAGCGCATTTACAAACATTTACGGCCCACAAATAGCGGCACAAACTGGATTCACTTCGGTGAATAATTATTCAGGAACGGCAACAACCCCCGAATATCAGCAATGGAGTGGCAATCATTCAACCGCTACGGCATATGACGGATTTATTCTTACAACGTCAAGCGGAACATTCACAGGAAACTACGCACTTTACGGATACAACAAATGACAACCTTTCTAACTAACGACAACGGCACAACCCGACCAATGACCGAAACAGAAATTGCTGCATTGGAAGCAATCCAAGCCGAAGCAACCCAACAAGCACAAGCACGGGAAGCCCAGAAAACAGCGCGTGAAAACGCAATCAAAAAACTAAGCGCATTAGGAATAACAGATAACGAATTATTGGCTTTATTTGGCGCATGAAATGGCGTTTTATTTTTGGATATGTGCTACTAATAGCCGTAGTTATGTGGGGTTGTAGTGGTTGCACCGTTTCAAAAACTAATATTGAATACCAATGCTTTACGAAGGCCGCCTGTGACTAAAACACCAGAACAACACCATGCTGCACTAATTGTTTTTGTAGGCCGTTTGATGGCTTTATGTTTCACTTTCACGGTGATGGCATTTATATATGGAATTTTGTTTGTTGATCAGCCAACGGAACAGGCCCCAACAGACGCACAACTAATTGATTTGCTGTCCACGTTGCTGGTTTTCCTAACAGGCACCCTGTCTGGTCTTGTCGCATCAAATGGCCTGAAATCTAAACCTGGAACTAATGCAACCACCGATTAGAAAACTGGTTTTGCCAGCCGATCTAGTGCATTGCAAACCAGGCGAATTGCCAATGAACCTTTTGCGCGACATAAAGCCGTTTGGAAAACTGCACCATTTAGCAGCTGCCAGTTGGGTGGCTATGCGTCAAGCCGCGTTTGCAGCAGGTATCAAACAATTCAAACCGACTAGCGCAGGCGATACCTACAGGTCATTAGCACAACAAAAAGCAGGTTTCCTGCAGCGCTACCAACTTGAACCAATCGCAGGTGCATCAACTAGAACGTGGGAAGGTCGCAAATACTATTTGAAACCAGGTAACGCACCACTAGCCGCACCTGGATCATCACGCCACAATCTGGGTTTAGCCGTTGACATTGCTGGAACCTCTGACCCCGTCATGTGGAAATGGTTATGCGAAAACGCGCCAAAATTTGGTTGGTCCCTAGAGGTCATGCCCGCTGAACCCTGGCATTGGTTCTATTTCGTAGGCGATAAAACCCCGCCAGCGGTAATGCTTGACCCCGCCACACCTGCCCCGTAGGGTGGTCATATCCCTGACAGAAGGATAAGCAGTTATGGCTGACGCAAAAACATATTTCTATGAGGTTTACACCACCACACTGGAAACAAACCAAATGGTGTTAGTGCAAATTTTCCGTGATCCAGACACCCAACAGGTGCTGCACGCCCAACTGTCATTCAAAAACGCCGTTGGGGACACCTGGGGCGTTCCATACCAATTGGAGAAAAAATGACGATTACAGCAACCAAAATTGTGGCAGGCATCATTTCAGCGATAGCGGGCTTTGCGCTTGCCCTAGGGCCTCTAAATGGCCAATCAGAGGCACCTGCAACCACCATTGCCCTAGCACCGTTCCTGATTGAACCGACCACCACCACATCATCAACCGTTTTCTACATCAACCCTTCAGCCACAAATTGTGAGCAATTTAGCGCCCTAGCCGTCAACCTGGGTTGGCCTGTAGAACAGCGCGACAAACTTGAATATGTCATGCAACGTGAAAGCCGATGCACACCAAACGCGCACAACAAACAAGACACCGTTGGCCAATCGTATGGCCTCATGCAGATCAATTCTTTTTGGTGCAAAGGGCCAAACAGTTACCTACAAAAAGCAGGTCTAATCACATCATGTGAAAACTTGTTACAGGCTCAAAATAATCTAAAAGCAGGTTTGATCATTTGGACAAGGTCAGGTTGGTCACCCTGGCGAACAGCCAAATGATTGAATATTCACTATCGGAAAATTCCATGACAGAGGAAACACGCAAAATGATCACAGACAAAGTAGATTTGCAACTTACGCCAACATCACACGCAATGATGAAACTCATTGATGACATTTGCAGGCCCGCACACACACCAAAACCTGTGCGTGATGATTACCTCATACGCACCCTGAAAGTAATGAAAACAGATTTTGACTTATCAGGAAACGAAATTTACGCTGAAACCTGCTTACGTTGCATAGAGGAACTAGGCGGCGAATTGTAAACATTGCCTAATCGGGCAAAACTAGACAGAAGGAAAACACAATGGCATTTGACCTATCAAACTACGAAACCGTTGAAACACGCCTAACCCGTTTTTGGGAAACATACCCAGACGGACGCATTGAAACCACATTGATGAACTATGACGGGGACACCTGCATTGTTCGCAGCGTGATATGGAAACACCGTGATGACGCACACCCAACAGCCACAGGATATGCACATGAAATTCACACAGATCGCGGCGTAAACGCCACATCATTTGTGGAAAACTGTGAAACCTCTAGTTTGGGCAGATGCCTAGCCAACATGGGATTTGCTACACAAGGCAAACGGCCTTCCCGTGAGGAAATGCAAAAAGTAGAACGCCTAACACCTGTAGATACCAGGGAAAACCCTGTGCATATACCACAAGGCGCATTTGCTACACCTAAGCAGCTGGGCTACATCAAAAAACTAGCAAAGGACGCAAACATGGACGATTTGCGTTTACTGGAATTTATACAGCGCACCGTGAACCGTGATGATGCTGTGTTGGAATTGTTGAAATCCCATGAGGCCAGCGCAGTCATTGAGGCGTTGAAATGACCGAAGCAGAATTCAAAAACATCATCATTGGTGTAGCAAAAAGGTTTGGTTGGTTGATCCATCATGACTTACCAGCGATGAGCAGCGGCGGGCGTTGGGCTACACACGTTCAAGGTGATGCAGGTTTCCCTGATTTGTTGCTGGTTCACCCAACAGGGAAAAAGATTTTGGCGCTTGAACTAAAAAGCGAAAAAGGCAAAACTAGCCCGCTTCAAAAACGTTGGCTGTTGGCATTTGAACAGGCTGGGGTTTATGCGACAGTCATGAAACCATCAGACATGGAATATGTCCTATACCTGTTGAGCAACCCACATCAATGAGCAAAGCATTTGACTATTTCGCGTCATTTAGTGAGGGCGCATATTGGGCTAGAATTGTTGCTGACCGCCTGAAACTAGGTGGCGTTCAATGCTGGGTGCCTGACCCACCAAAAGACAAACCACAGGAATGGATCACACGCCACGAAAAAGACATTTGCCTGCCCTGGACAGATCAACCGTTAGAGGTCAAAGCGCGCACCAAAATCTGTGACCACAACGGCCAACTAATCTATGACCCACTCTTTATAGACACCGTTTACGGCTACGACATGAAGGCTGTAAAACCATTGGCATATGTCATGGTATGTAAAGACACAGCCAACATTTGGTGCATTTCCCCGCGCAAAACACAAGCCCAATGGGACGTTGACGGAACATTTGACACTAAACGCAAAATCAATATAACTGTGTACACGGCAGCAGCTGATTTGTTTGTACCGTACACCGATCTAGTAGATTTCCTGATTTCAAAGCAACAATAGGCAAACATCATGGCTGTTCCCCGTTTGCATGGGGTGGGGCGTAAACAGGGGAACCTGGGTAGATGGTCGCGCACTGAAACAGGCAACACGAAATGGTTTAGTCAAAGCGATCAGGCAAGGTGTAAACAGTCATCATTGAAAGTAAGTGGGATCTGGGTTGGGCAAACCAGAGGGTGGGACAATCACATCTTTGCCCGCACACAAACAAACAAAAAGACATACACAAAACAAACACAACAAACACCAGCCCGTCACAATCACCTAACATAAGAAATGAGGGCAAGCCCGCCAGGGCGCGCCAGCAAAAAACATGACACGACAACCAACCCCATACGACAGCAACGACTACAAACGCAAACGTGCAGCACTACTAGCAGACAACCCCCCCTGCCATTGGTGTGGAAACACAGCCACAACCGCTGACCACCTTGTAGAAATAGATCGCGGTGGATCACATGACGACATGGTGCCAGCCTGCCTACCATGCAACAGCCGCAGAGGCCAGGCCTACAAACGCAAACGTGACGCAATACAAAACCACCACAGAAACGAAGCACTAAAAGACAAGGGCTACGCAATAACAAAACCAGAAACGGTTTTTTATGGAAACAAACATATGACAGATCGGAA